GCTTCTAAACTGGTCAGTCGCGCCGTCCGCCATTGTAATGGTGTGAGTAGATGCGTTGGCTATGGCCTCTGCACCAACGCCCATAGCTTCACCAAGAAGCTCTAACGATACGTTTGTGGTCGTTCCCCAAGAACCGCTTGCTTCGCCTGTAGCCAATTCGGTCAAACGGAGGTCGTTGATGAATGTTGCCATGATCTATCCTTTGTTTAGCCTAAATATTGATGATTGAGTAGCTAGGCGTTTGGGTTGTACTAACGTCATTGTAATTCGGGGTTTGACCTGTGTCTATCACACTCCATACGAGTGGGAAACCTATTCCGAAATCGGCAGAAACGCCAGTTATGTGTACTTTGTGTTCAGCATTTACAACCACAGCCCCGCCCTGCTGAGCGGAGGTGATTAAAAAGCTTGGGAGATTTACTACTTCATTTTCATGAACGATAACCGAGCCAATAGCACTGGTGATCGCAAGGGTTGCTGGCGTAACATTGGCCTCGGCAACAACGGTCAGAGCGCCAACGGCGGAGGTCATCGCGCCAGCGGTGGTTAGGTTTACCGGGAGAACAGAACTCCAAGCGCCTTCACCCCATGTGCCACGGCCCCAGCCGTTAATGTTTGCCATTAGGCATCCATGCTGTATTTGGCAGCTTCAAGCCGCGACAAGCAGTCGGTCAAGATCTCGCGCACAGGCACAGTCATAAAGTCCTGCTCCAACATTGCCGTGATCTTTTGAATCGAATATTCCACGTCTTCAAGAGCCGTCATAAAAATCTCCTAGAATCAACCCCAATTCTACACAAAAACTAGGCAGGAACACCTTGGAATTTGCGATTCAAGATGCGTTGAACCTTAGAATGCGACATTGGCGGTATGTTGTGCAAGCTGTTGACCTGCTTGGCGATCTTGCGAGGCCCAAGACCGCGCTTGTGCAGCTTGTAGATTGACTTCAAGACATCCTGCTCCTCTGGCACCTCTTCAAGACGCTTGCGGGTCTTGCTACCACGCTTTTCTTCAACGTGCTTGAACCCATAGGGCGCTGACCCGCCAATTGCGTAGCCGCGAGATGCCCAGTCTAGTTTGCCAGCAGCAAAGCGATCCTTGATGGTGGCGTGTTCGATCTCGGCAACCGCCGATAGCACCATGAGCATGATCTGGTTCGCCATAGAGTTCATATCAAACTTAGAGTCCAAGCCCTTAGACTTGGCGGCATCTGGGTAAACAATCGGCATCTCGCCAAACTGCTCGCAGAAATAAAGGGTGATACCAATGTCCTGTAGCACTGGGATCAGGCCAAGTAGGTCAGAACTTGAGCGGCTCAGGCGGTCAAGTCGGGTGCAGATCACCACGTCATGGCGATCAATCACGTCAGTCATATCTCGGCTGGCAGGGCGTTCAAGCACTGCGTGGGTGCCAGAAACGCCCTCATCAGCAAAAAACTGGTCAACCTCACGGTTGTACTTCTCACGAACAAACTCTCTGATCTGCTGTTTTTGCGTCTCAAGAGAGATGCCAGACTTGACCTGCTCGTCTGTGGATACGCGGACGTAGCCGTAGATGTTGTTGATTTGCTTGATTGGGCCGCTCATTTCACACCACCTTTGTATCCATAGTCGGTCATCTCTTCGTGCAGGCGCTTCCAGTCAATGTTGATCGGGCGCAGGTTTGTGCTGCGATCTGCGAACATGACCTGACCACCCTTTACAAGCTCCACGCCATAAACTGCCTTGGGGCTACCATCGTACACAATGTCGATATTGTGCTTGCGGCACGTCCTGCGTACACGGTTGTAATAAATCTTTTTGGCATTTGGTGGGTCAACCCACCAATCTACGTCCCATAGCTCGCTCATGCGGCACCCTCCTGCAAATACTCAGCCCAAACCTCTTTGGCTGTGTCGGTTGTCGCTAGGGCGCGAGCGCGTCCTGCTAGGTACTCGCCAACCTCGGCAACCTCTAAAGATTTAGCGGTCAGAGCGAGCAGCTTCACGTCAGTTTGCTGAGAAGCCTTGCGGAACAAGCCCGGCAGCAACATAGCCTCAATCGGCTCAAGGTCGTGCTGGCGAGCAAACTGGCTCAGGTCTTTGGCAAAGATTTGATCTTCAACTGTCATTTCGTTATCGGTCATCACGTTCTCCTGTAGGTGAAACAAGATAGTAAGGTATCCCGTGTCTATGTGCAACTATTTATTTGTTTAAATTAATTTGTATAAAGAGTTGCACATGAGCACGGATAGTATATAATGATCACATCAACAACGGAAAAGGATGAAGATGATGGAAAATATCAATCAATTTACAAGTAACGTAAACAATGTCATCGCTGTCAAAGCTGGCAAGGGCTACAAGGTCATCGCCAACATGGAAGACGGCAACGAAGTCGTGCTTAAAAAAGGCGGCAATCTCAAGGCTTTTGTAAATATTTTTGATCAACACGTTAACGGAAACGCCAGCGGCTTTGCAGGGCATTGCACTTGGAACAACAAAGCGGGTGTAAAAATCATGGTCAGGCATGGCGAGTACGCATCACCTATCGCTTCATTTCAAATAACGGTTGCCGCGTAAGCGGCTCTAAGGGAGAAAGATGATGCAATCAGCAGCAAAAGGTAAAGGCGTAACGTGCCACTGGGCTAAGGTCACACCACTAGCGGTTCTCACAAACAAGCGCCTAAAGGTTCTCAACACACCACTGAAAGACTGGTTAGTGTGCGGTAAGTGTAACTTCCAGCAGCGTCACCATTCACAGTGTGGTAGTGAATTCGACAGCCACTGCTGGATGGAAGACTGCAAGGCCGATAACTCAAACTTTATGTACATGGATGAACTGGCGCGAGAGCTGCCAGCCGATACGCCAATGTACCGACTCAAGCGATAGGGAGCAGTGATGAAATTTAACCCATTAGAAGTTGCAGGCAAGATCAAAGAGATTGACCGCCTGCCCGAATTGAAGCGGCTACTGGCTGAGCACGACTGGTACTTTGAATACTCAGAAGACTTTCGTATCTGGCGGGTTGGCTCAGATCAGCGCAAAGCAATCAAAGCCCTAGCTAAAGAGCTTGGTATGGAAGAGGTGTTTGAAGAGGCGTTTGACGCCGTAACAAATAACGATCTCAAAGAGTTTTTGAAAACACTATAATGTTTCATGTGAAACAATCTGGAGGCTAGATGGAAAAGTATTTTCAGACGCTCGACATGGCATCATTTAGAATGATGCTTGAGGCCGACAGTGCAAAGGCCATGAAGCTGTACAAGCACGTTCTACAAAGACAGCATGACGCTGGGCCAGAATCAGATTACATCATTAGGATGTGGAAAAAAGACAGGGGAATAGGCGATGCGCCAAGTAACGGTAATAGCTGAGGTCAGCGTGAAGACGCTGCTAGACTTAGATGTGCTAGAAGACCTTCTTGAAGACGTAATCATAGAGGCGCTTGAACAAGACAACGAGGTCGAGGTCAAGGTCACCGCCGAGTTCAAGAAGGTGATTAGATAAGGTCTAGGGCATCCTTAGTCGCTTGTCTTTCTGGCTCACCAAAGATGTCTTCGTAGACGTACTTGCCGCTCCTGTACAAAGCGCCTAGCGGCGAATTACGCTGCTCTTCGCTTTGAATGTAATCCATAAACCGCTCAGTCTCTGGCTTGGCGTACTCCATAGCTGGCTGTAGTAACCCAGCTATTCCTTCCTGAGCTGATTGACTCATAGAGCGGCCCATCTCGCTTCGCGGCTCGTAGTTTAACGCTTCAGAGGCATAATCTCCCACAGCCTCTTGGCGAGCAGCTAACGCCTCGCTCTCTTCATCATCCATAAATATGCGTTTTGGAATGCTTCTTGTGTACTCAGCAAGGCCCGAAAGGCCACCACCTATCACGCTGGCAGCTCCACTTAACGCATCCAATACCATCTCATGCGTTGCGCCTTGAGCCATAAGGCTGTCAGCTCTGGCTTTTTGCGCCATGCCCAAGCCTGTAATGCCTGCGGCAAGGGTGATTGGCGCAGGAGAAAACATGGTCAAAGGCCCAGAAACCCTTTCTGAAACAGTATCGCCGTTAGCGTTTATGTCATCTAAAAAGTATATGGGCGATTCGTAGCCCTCAACTTCCATTTTGCTTTCTCGGTCAGGCTTAGATGCAACCTTGCCGACAACTTTGCGAACTGCGCTAGGTATAGATTTGTCGTACTGCGATCTAAGTTCCTCGTCGCCCCAACGATCTATGTGAACATCCGCTGGCGTAAAAGAAACGCCGTCATAACCTTCTTCTTCTGCAATTTGGAAAACACGCTTTACTGCAAGCTTGTTCCAGTCCTCGGTCTTCATTACAAACGGGCCAGTTTTTGGAAGATCGCCTTGCTTTTCCGCTAGGCCAGTTACTGTAATCCCCGGAACCCGTGTACCATCCCCAATCATTGGTGTTATTTCACCAAAACTGTTAAAGCCAGTGTCTGGGTTGTGCTTTTCAATTGCCGCCTCAATTCTTTCAAAGGCATTTCGAGGAATACCTTCTCGCTCAAGCTGGTCTGCGGCTTGCTCAGAAGCTTTTCGGTGAAAGTAACCCGCCAACCCAGTCTTGCCGTTGCCGCTTTCAAGGCTTAAATCTTCCCCAGCAGCTTCTAATCTTGCCGATACGTCTGAAACAAATTTTTCCTTCAATTCATTGTTTTCTTTAAAGGCGTTGAAAAAGAGAGAAAAGGAAGACGGGAACACCGACGAGAACATCTCTCTCTCTCTCTCCTCTTTTACTTCTTCTTCTCTCTGCTTTGTCTTCTTCTTCTTCTTCTCGAGTG